GGGTGTTCAGGCCGCTGATGCCTTCGTCCGTGTATACTTTCACAAACTGCCATTCGGGATGCTGCTGGATGTAATTGGTGTAGTAGTCGATCTGTGCGGCGTAGCTGGTGAACTGCTCGTCACTATCCGTAGAAACACGCGCATAGGCGGCCACTCTGCGCTTGGAAACCGAAGTGACGGGCAGCGCCGTGAATCGGTTCTTGGTTGCCGGGATACATGTTACTTTGCTTGCCATAGTGATTACCTCTTTCGTTTCATCGCGTTTTGACGCGCTTTTTCCTTCATTTCAGGCGTCCAGCTTTCGCGGCGGGAGCGGTCTTTCCATATACGTTCCTCGATGCGACCGTCCCTCAAATAGAATTTCAGGTGGTTGTCAGCCGGAACCTCGATGTGGTCAACCTGCGCTTCCATCTCAGGGGCTTCATAGCACGGCAGCTCCAGAACGTCGGCTACCAGTGTCATCAGAACCGCTTCCGGGATTTTCTTGCCGTGGCAGTACCGTTTGCCCTTATCCTGATATGTACTGCAGTTCCATCCGACCGTTCCGTTGCTGGTAACCCGCTTATATGCCTGACCGCAGAAGGGGCACCGTATTTTCGATGTGAACTCGCTCCGTTGTGGCTGGGCGCAATCCTTACGACTTTCAGCATGCTGACGGACAACCTCCTGCGCAGCCTCAAAGGTTGCTTCGTCGATGATTGCGGGGTGCGTTTCCGTCGCGTAGTATTGGGGAAGCTCTCCTTCATTGGCAACACGGCGCTTGCTCAGATGGTCACGAACGAAGGTCTTTTGCAGCAGCGCGTTCCCTGTGTATTTTTCATTCGTGAGGATGTCACGAATATGGGCGCTGCGGAAGGGTTTACCCAAAGCGCCGGTCTTACCCTGCGCGTTGAGCCGCCTGCATATGGAGCCATAGGTTTCTCCGGCAATCGCCTGATGAAAAATATCCCGGACGATCTCAGCACCGTCCGGGTCAATTTCGACTTCTCCATGCTCGATTTGATATCCCAGCATAAACCGCCAGCACATCACCTCGCCCTGCTCAAAGCCTTTGCGGATGCGCCATTTCTGGTTTTCGCTGACCGAAAGGCTTTCTTCCTGCGCAAAGGATGCCAGCAGGGTCAGGATGAGCTCGCTGTCCGCGCCAAGGCTGTGGATATTGCCTTCCTCGAAATATACATCAATGCCGAGGCTTTTCAGCATCCGCACGCTTTCCAGCACCGTGACGGTGTTTCGGGCAAAGCGCGAAAGCGACTTTGTGAGGATACGGTCGATCTTGCCCGCCTTGCAGTCGGCGAGCATTCGCTGAAACTCCGGACGGCTGTCTTTCGTCCCCGTGAGGGCTTCATCAACATAAACACCGGCATACTCCCACGCGGGATTCTGCTGGATGTATTGGCTGTAGTAGCTTACCTGCGCGGAAAGGGAGTGAAGCATCGCGTCCTTCCCACAGGACACCCGCGCATAGGCAGCGACTCTTTCCCGCTTGGCCATCGCGGGTATGGGCTCGTTTTTCGTAATCGTTACGGGCATTCTGCCACCTCCTTGTGGTGTGACATAATAGCTCTGAAGTTCGGACAAAGCAAGTCAAAATCACGATAAATGCTGCCCTTCGGAACACCGTATTTTTCACGCATGGCTTCTTCCACGGTCAAATAATCCTTGTCCGTCAGAATGCCGCTGTCCCGCATTTTCCTCGCCGCTGCCATGGCAGAGATATAGCTGAAAGCCCGATCATCCACGGTCTTCACGCTCCTTGCCATATCGCGCCGCAATATAGCAGGCATGGCAGCAGTATTTCGGGTTCTGTGCCGGGTAGCCCACAAACGGCTTCTTACAGTGCTGACAGATAAAGCTGGTTTGTCCTTTTCCGTTGGGATGCTCCCGATGAGCATTCCACCACGCAGCGCGGCAGGCATCCGAGCAGAAGCGACGGCGGCTGTCTGCCTTCGCCCCGCATTGCGGACACGTGCCTTCTGCCTGCTTGCGCGAATCGTCTACAGGAAGCGGATGTCTTCTGCAAAATGACTTGACGGAGTTTTCGGACAACCCCAGCATCTGCGCGATTCGGACATATCCATAGCCTTCCTGTCGAAGGCGTTGTATTTCATTTCCCTTCATGGGGCACCTCCCGTGTCGTGATCTACACTTTCCTGTTCGGACACAGGAGGCGGCAATGTGGACATTCCAAAAACAAAAAAAGACGGTCAGCCGAAGCCAACCGTCCATGATGTTGCTTATGCGATTTTCGAGTACTGCCCGGACACCCAGCCGACCTGACCGTTGACCACGATGGCATGCCAGCCGTTCTGCGCGGTAGCGATCCACTCAAAGGCTGTGCCGTCCTTCGCGCTGGTGATCCGGCTGTACTTGGTGTCATTGCCGGTGCGGATGTTCACCGTACCGCCGACGATGATGACCTGCGTTACCGTCGGCTGTTCCGGTTCAGGCTCAACGGGTGCGGGCTCAACCGGCTCCTCGGCAACCTCCTTCTGTGCCACAGCGCCCATCAGCGTCGTGTGGGTTTCGCTGCCGTAGATACCATCAGCCTTGATGCCGTTCTTCTTCTGGAAGGCGGTCACGGCGGCCTGCGTCTCCGCGCCGAAGGAACCGTCCGCGCCGTACTTGGGCAGATCGTAATCCAGTCGGAGCAGAAGCTCCTGCAGGGTTTTCACGTCCGTGCCTTTGCTGCCCTTCTGCAGGGAGCGGGAGCCGAGCGTGTATTCCGTCGCGGTGGTATCGGCAGGCTTTCCGTTGATCGCGCCGTCACCGTAATCGATAAACGGCAGCTGGCACCAGTGCGTCCACTTGCGGGAAGCTACCTTCGTTTTGACACAGCCATAGTTGAAACCGCGTTCCTCGACAGCATAGCCGCCTCCGATATACACACCGATGTGCCCATCCGAGCGCAGCGCCAGACCGGGGATTTCGGGCAGGGTGTCAATGGTGCCCCACGCGCAGCCCTTGCTCTTAGCATACTCGAACATGCCATTGGCGCTCTTGTCCGGGCATTTGTTTGAGCCATACTTGCGGGTGAAGGTCTTGTCGGTGCCGATGGACTCGATGACGCCCACGCCGCCGTTCGACCACATATAGCCCTTGATGAGACCCACGCAATCGGAGCAGACCTTTTTCTTGGCGATGTCGTCCTTGTAGCGGCTGGTGCGCTCCGAGCCGTAGTGGGACGGATACTGACCGGTCTTGCTGTTCAGCACGCTCTGGGTACACTTGTACACACAGGTGCCATACCAATAGGGTTGACCAACCATCTTCTCGCAGAAAGCAATGAAGTGTTCATTGGTGAACGGGGTGTCTTTTCTTTCGTTCATGTTGTACCTCCATAAAAATAGGCGGCGGTTATTCGCCGTCGCCCTTGTCGGTCGGGATTGCTTTGTCGTTGCGGTCGTGCAGCTGCTCCAGCACGGCTTTCAGCTTGTCCGGGACAGGCAGGCCGAGATGCGCCGCGTTCTCGAAGATGGACACGCCTTCATTGGACAGGTAGTAGCAGATAACCGCCCCACGGAGGGCAGAGCCGCTGCCGATCACATAAGTGTCCACGATATGCGCGATGCCTACCAGCATGAGGATCAGTACCTTGCGGCAGATGCCTTTGAAGCCGACCTCGCTGGACAGCTTCTTGTCCGCAATGGCACACATGACGCCAGTCACATAGTCCAGCGTCATCATCACAATGAGCGCGATCATCATACCGTCCAGTCCTCCCAGAAAATAGCCGAGCCAACCGCCCAGCGCAGTAATGGCGATCTGGATCTTCGTCCAGACCAGTTCGATGGTGAAGTTTTCCATGGTCAAATCCTCCTCAATATGATTGTGGGTATCAAAAAAGCAGCCCGGATGAGCTGCCTTTTAGCCTTGTTCCTGCTTCTCCCAGCCTGACGGATAGTCGGCGGGGCTCCAGACACAGTGTGCCAGAACGCAGATATAGTGTTCGTTGTGGAAGGTGATCTTGTCGCCGATCTGATAGGCCGTACCCGCTCCCGTGGGCTGAACGAATTCCGGCCACTGTTCTTCCGGCGGCGATTGTGAGATGGCGTTTTGCAGTTCACGGACAGCTTTCCAAAGCGCGTCAATCTCCCCGGCATAGTCGTAGCCGGGCTCCGCGCCGCGTCGGGCGCTCATATAGAGCTCCTGCCGTTCCTCGTCTGTCAGCTTGCCCTCGATGTGATAGCGGTCGATGGTCGAAAGAAGCTGGGCAAGATCGTAACTGCCCAGCTGAATGACCTGTTCAAACATTTCTTTCATAATGAATCCCTCCTTATGTACCGATAGCGATCCAGTCCACGGCGCGGGTTGTACTGAACGAACCACCCACGATGATGTTTGCGCCGGTGGTGGTCTTGGAATATACCTTGATCGCGCCATTGTCGCCCGACCAGTTTGTGCTCGTGGTGGAATAGGTCACGATCACTTTGGGGACGGACGTAAACCCGGCAGACGCATAGTTGATACTCGCCGCTGTGGATCCGTTGATATTCGCGCTTCCGTAGGCGACTTTGAACGGCAGTCGTGCCGCAGGAACTGTGCCGGTGGTCAGATTGGAAGCGTTGTTGCAGCCCAGATTGCTCCGGGCGCTTGCTGCCGTGGTGGCTCCTGTGCCACCATTGGCAACAGGAACACCCGTGGCCATGCCCGCATGGAACACGCGGTAGTTGCCCCACGTGCCGTTGTCGCATGTGCGTACCATGACAGCGTTGTCAATGTTGCTCTCATATGAACTGTTCCTGACCTCCAGCATACGGCGGTTATTGCCGCTGCTGTCGTTCCACGAAGCGAACGAGGACGCGCCCACATAGCTGCCCTCGAATACGGTTCTGTTCGTCGTATCGTTGTAGGTCGGCAACAGGAGCAGCGACGGGTAGAGATACGCGCTGATGTTCAGGTTGCCCGTCATCGTGTCGCCGGTTTTCTTTACGCCGCCCAGATTGGCAAGTGCAGCCGCCGCTGTGGTAGCTCCTGTGCCGCCGTAGGCAACTCCCAGTGCCGAGGACAGAATCACCGGCCAGCCGAACTCAACTTTCCCGGACTGCTCCGCGACCTTGCCGAAGGCAATGCCGCTGCCGTCCTTGTAAAAGTCCATCATGACCTGCTTGGTCGCAATGGAAACCGTCTGCTCGATGTAGTAGAAATAATCCTGCACCCGCACCTTCAGGTCGTAGCTGTTCAGTGCGTTGAAAGTCTGGGAGAGCAGCAGGTTGGTTACGGCGATGGAATAATTGCTCGGGGTGACCGTTGTTGCCTGCGTCCATGCCGTTGCGGAGGTCAGCTTGTAGTAGACCGTACAGGTGAGCGTGTTATGTGCGTTGACGGAGGAAGCAGAGCCCGTAATCGAAACGCGCACTTTTGTGCCGTCGCGCTGGGGCTGTGAACCATCGCTGTTGCAGCGCTCTGCGGAAAACTTCGTCAGGGACGGAGGCGCATAGGCCAGCACAGTAAAGGTGGATGTTCTCGTTGCCGTTCGGCCACGGCTGTCGGTAACGGTTACGGAAATGGTATTACTTCCGGCGGTAGACAGCGTTCCTGTCGTGAAGGAAGTCCCGGTATAGGTTGTGCCGTTGACGGTCGTTCTGTAGCCGGTAATGGTACTGCTCTGTGTGCCTGCCGCCGTGATGCTCACGTTCAGCTTGCTGCGTGTCTGCACATAGCCGCCGAACTGCGCGGCGATACCGCTGACGGCTTCCGAGATGTTGATCGCGGAGATGGACGGAACAACGCTGCTCGGCACATCCAGCGTAAAGATGCAGGTGTTGGTCGAAACATACGTGCCGTTCACATAGGTATCGCACAGAATCGTTCCCCAACCGGAGGTCGCAGACGGTGTCTGCGCCGCAAGAGAAACCGGCGGCGTCCATGTGCAGGAGGTGGTAACACCCGTGGCGATGGTTTCGTTGACGGTGAAATAGCTGTACCGAATGGTGTGCGTAGCGGCGGTGGTCTGGCGGTTGGTGTAGATCGTCACGCTATTGCCCATCATGATGGTATAGGCCGACATCGTAGGAACGCTGGACGGTTCCTCGTAGGTGACGGTGACAATCACAGACGACCACTGCAGGTAGTTGGTGCTGTAGCCGTGCGAGCTTGCCGAGGGCGACGGATTGTAGATACACAGGGTGTTGTTCCCCTGCGCAAAGTAAGCTGCCATCTGGGTAAGCAGCGATCCCGACACCACATTGGTGCTGGTATTGTTGTAGTAATAGCCGGTCATCGTTCCCAGCGCGGTGCCGCAGTAACCTGCGCCGGTGACGCCGGACTGTGCCGGAGCCTGATAGTTACTCCTGCGGAAGTATACGGTTTTCAGGTGGCTTACGCCCAAACCGGCTGCCGTTGAGGTAATGTTGAAAGAAATCCCCGTGATAACCTTGTTTGCCAGATTCATGCCGGAGAAGTGGATGATGCCCACATAGTTGTAGGTATTCTCGTAATACTCCTGACTGGCGCGGTCTGACTTGGTATTGGATGAAGAGTTCGTCTTTCGGGTCACGAGGGACGCGGAATAAGAAACGGTTTTTGCCATGAGGAACCTCCTTAACCGGTATAGATGAGCGACAGATTACCGTTGGCCTGCGGCTCAAAGGTGAATTTGCCGATCTGCAACCGGGTCAGAATTTCGGCTTGTGTGACATATAGCTTGTTATTGCTCAAGTACGCTACCTCGGTATTGTTCATGAAAAAGGCCAACCGGTCGTTGACCACACGGAAAGTGAACGGGTTTCCCGTCTTACCGATGGTCAGGCCGTCCTCGGAGAAGGTCATATAGGTGCGCAGCATTTCCAGCTGTGCGTCGGTTGCTTCGCCCCGGCTCCGGGCGTCCTCGATGATCTCGTTGATCTTGGAGACCGACCATGTGAAATTATTCTCCGTCTGCTCGGCAAGGGTGGCCAGCTGCTGTTGTGCCTGTGCCATGTCATAGGATGTGGCATAGGTGGCCTGTACCTCCTGACGGATTTCGTCAGAGGTCGTGCTGATCTGGGAATGGATATCCGCAAGCCGTGTCTGCAGGGCTTCTTCTTCATCTTCGGGAGCCAAACTGAAATCTGTAGCAGCATCGCCCTTTTCAATCTGAACCCAATGGATGACGCTTTCGCCCGTGACGGTGCCGTCATTCGGAAAGCGGAAAAAGGCCACATCCGCATTGGTTTCATCATCTTCCGGCATCCTGCCCGTATAGTAACCTGCGGTAAAGGTCTTTTTCAGAATCTGCCGACCGGTTTCTGTAACATCCAATATGCAGAGACAGTAATAGCCGCCGGAGACATACGGTCGTATGCTGGCAACGCCCGCTGCCGGTGTGCAGCAGACGGTCAGTGTGTACTTTTCGCCCGCCGTCATCGGGGTGCTCAATTTGTACTGATGGATGTTGTACTCGGAGGAGGCGTATTCCACGTCTGCGGAAAGCACATAATTCCTACCGCCGAGCTCCATTCCGCTGATGGCATCATGAACGGCACTCTCCACCCGTATGGTGACCCCTTGGTTGCCGGACAGGTCGAGGGTATCCCCAAAGTCGGAGGAAACCTTGCTCGTGGTAATCGCGCCTGCCTTGATGTGCCCGGCGTCGATGGCATTGGCAGCAATCTCCGAGCCGGTAATCGTCCCGGCTAAGATTTCATTGGCGGTGATCGTCTTGGAGGCGATCTCGTTGGCGGTAATGGCGTGTGCCACGATCTTGTCCGCTGTGATCGTTCGCTCCGTCAGTACATATCCGTCAATGGTATTGACCTGCGTGGAAACCAGCGTTCCCATGTTGTTGATGGCGTAGATGATGGACTGATCGCTTCCGCGAATGATGAGCCGCTCGACAGACAACTGCCCGGCGGTGATTTTATTGGCAGTCAGATCCACGATCTTCGCGTCCGTGATAGAGCCATCCGCAATCTGTATGGTGCCGACCGCGCCGTTTGCAATCAGTGCCGCCGTGATCGCGCCGAGAGCGATTTTCGCCGTGCCGATGGTCGCGTTGGCGATCTGGGCATTGGTTATCGCGGCCTGCGCAATCTTCGCAGTGGTTACGGCGAGATCGTCAATCTGTGCCGTGCCGACCGCCAGATCCGCGATCTTGGCGCGGGTGATCTGACCGTTCTGTATTTTGGCAGCGACAATGGCAGCGTCCTGTATGTTGGCAGTGCCGATGGCCGCACCAGCAATCTTGGCATTGGTAATGGCGGCGTTTTTGATTTTGGCGGTATCAATCTCGCCGTCCTTGATGTGCGCGGCAAGTATGGCGGCATCGTCGATTTGCGCGGACTGTATGGCAGCCTCTGCAATGTGCGCGGTTTGAATCTGTCCTTCTCCGATGTGCGCCGAGGTAATTGCCGCGTCCTCAATCTGGGCGGTGCCAATCGCCGCCTCGGCAACCTTTGCCTTGGTGACCGCCAAATCCTGAATGTTTGCAGTGTGAACCACAGCGTTGCCGAGGTGGGCGTTTTCTATGGCTGCCTGCTGGATGTTCGCAGAGCCGATGGCAGCCTGACCGATTTTTGCGTTCGTAATCGCGGCGTCCTGAATATGCGCGGTCTCAACAGCCGCCAGCTTGATTTGAAGGCTGCCCACAGAGCCGGATTGCAGTTGCCCGGTGCCAATGGCGTTCATGGCAATCTTGCTGCCGGTAATGCTCCCGGATGCCAGTTGCCTGCCGGTGATCATGCTGCCCTCCAACGTGTCCGTCACCGTACCCAGCGTCACAGCGGTATAGCGCTTGAGCAGGCAGTCGTAGGTGTACTGCGTCATGCGCATGGCAACGGCCACGCCGATACGCGGCGCGACTACCTGCACAGAATCGCCCAGATAGATGTTCTGGAGGTGTGCGTACTGCGCATATTCCACGGTGTTCTCACAGGAAACAAAGTCCACCTTGAGCGTTACGTCCGGCTGGTCGCAGCCATTATCGAATTCCTTCTGCGCGGCAGCACGCATTTCCGTATAGCACTGCGCCTTCGTTTTCTTATCGTCGCCCTCAGTGACTTCCTTGGCTTCGGAAACGTCAAGGTGAATCCATTTCGGCTGGGTGTACAGGTCAATGATCGGGCTGTCGATATAGAGCTCCGGGAGGTACAGTACCTCGCCATCCTTGTCCTGCCCGGTGGGCATGATGCGTGTGACCACATTGGTCATGTCCAGATCGTAGGTAATGCCGGTCAGGTTTTTTCGCTCCCGGATACCGACTGCCGTGTCCTTGCCGACACGCTTGACGACAAACACATCCCACCAGTCGCGGGCAAGCTCACCCTTGTATTTCCCGGTGACGCCTTCGTCTCCAAGCAGCGCTTCGATGGGATTGATATTCTCATACAGCACCTCTTCCGCTGTGCTGTCGAGGTCGGAATAGAAAGTAAAGTCGTGCGAGGAAAGGCAGCCGTCCGCAATTGCTCGGACAACCGCCGCGCCGACTGTGCCGGAAGAAGGCTCGATCTTCTGGAGCATATTGTCGAGCAGGTCATAAAAAATGTGCCGGGCATAGACGGTGACTTTCGTCAGTTCCGGCACGACACGATAAATACGGAAAGGTTGATCCCGCAGCTGGCGGGGTTCAATGACCTCACCTGTAGCGGCAGGCACATTGCCCTCGGTGCGCACATAGGTCAGGTATTCCGTGGACATATAGCCGCGCTTGCCGTCCGGGCAGATGACCTCATACCAAGAACTGCTGGTTCTCTGGATCAGGATGACCTCGGTGTTCTTTTTGTAGCTTTTGAGGATTTTGTAGCTGGTGCCCGGCCCGGATCGTAGGCGAAGTGTGCCGCTCTGGGTGGAAACCTTATAGATATCCTTGTTCAGATCCTCGGAAACATTAGCCATATCCAAAAATCTCTGATAGGTGGAGTTGTCATAGAAAGTGGACTTGTAAAAATCATATTCAGCGTCAAATGCTTCCTGACCGATGCTGTCGAATTCAAGAACAACCATG